CCCAACATTTTTGCGCACCTGAACCCCCAAACACAAGTTTCTTTTAAACTCACTCCTTATAATTAACCTGTAGCCGCCATATAGCGGCTCTTTCTCCACTTCATTACTAAAAATCCTTTCCATGACACGTACAACACATAAACAACAATCTGACGGAACAAAAATTGTTCACCAAATTCAGCCTGCAACCGCTACCTCTAAATCCATGCAAAAACGGGTTGAAATACTTCTTGATTTATTAGGCGAAAAAGCCATAAAACCTTCTGACAGACAGGACACAGGTTTAGGTATTATAGGAGAATACATTGCCGAGTGGTTTCCTGAAAATTTAGACTTTGAGCATTTTTCCGATGCCCTTCAAGATTTGCGGCGGTTGCTTAAGGATGAAGACGGCTCAAATCCTAATGCAATGGGATCACTTCCCAAACGTACAAGGGATAATGTAGATACATGGCTTTCTTTAATGTGCTGCTTGTTTAATGATTTAAGCTGGAAAATTAATCAAGAGCCAGCTAAGGATTATTATTATTTGTTACGCATGTCTGACAGCAATTTATATAATGATGCGGAACGGCTTAAAGAGATTGAAGAACTTGAAACCAAGTATTTCAATCAAGAATCTTAACTGGCATTTACTAACCACTTCCATTACTATACAACTTCATCCAATGACACGCACAAAAAATAATAAATCCAACGGCAAAAAAATTGTTACAGCTATCAAATCAGCCAGACCCCAACCTAAGCCCATACCCAAAGCATTGCTAAAGCAGGCAAAAGCAGTCGGAATAAATTTAACCTGGGGGCCGAACGATGAACCTAAAACAGCCGATATGCTTCGGGATGCTTTGAAGTTTCACGAAATACAGGATGAAATAGCAGAAACTAAAAACAGGCAGGCAAGCGAAATTGAGGATTTACTGGATAAAGTGGGCTTCGATTGTAGCAATCTCCATACATACACAGAATTTACAAGTAGGCAAAAGGGAATACTCGATGGATTAGCGAAACAGGAAACCGAAAGGCTTGATAAAGCATATACGGCACACAAACGCGCTCCTAATGCCGAAAAGCGGGAAGAAATATACAATCGTGCTATGAACGGCCCAACCCCTGCACAGCTTGCAGAACAGGCTAAAAGTTACACCAGCAATACTATTTCAGATATTGAAACGTATCTTGATTTGTCCAAAGGCGAAACGTATGCAGATACTTTAAGTGAAATGGTTTATCAATTAGTTGATCGGGCAGGACGCAATGTATCGGATTTCCAGCGAATGACAACCGTACTAATACAGTATTTTCTTGATCCAGCAAACGCCATGCAATTAAAGGAACAAAAGAGTTTATTCAAAGGGTTTTCCATACAGGATTTTAGTAAACAACTGGTTGCCTTGCAATGGTTCTTTTCTGAACTGGAACACGACAGGTATGTTGCCATGTTGCATAAAGAAGAATTAAGCAGCTACAAAGATTTTGATTTCAGCCATTATCAGTACTTAAAAAACTTATACGAATTACAGCGCCATGTCCAAGAGACGGAACACGCAAAAAGTAGCGAACTATGGCCGGATGAAGATTAAAGCAGGGCATACACGGCGGTTAGGTCAATAGCCCCTAAGTATTGATCTAACCGCTTTACCGATTTGAAGGCGTTTGTTTGGGCTATCCGGTCTGTCTTTGTGTTCAAATGCACTTCCACATAAAAGCCGTGCAATTCAAACAGGGCGACCTTATAAATGCCTTCTATCCGGTACACGTCAAGGAACACGCCGTTATTTTCTATCTGCCAGTACTTTTCCGGTTCTGATAGTGCGTTGAATTGATAAAGGGTAAATAGTTGCTGCATGTAGTTGCTTTTGGTGAAGGAAATTAAACCTGTCGTTTATAAATAAATGCAAAACTGAAACAAACGTTACGTTAATTAACTTTGGATTTCAGTATAGTACATCTGTATTATATTGTTAGGTTAAGGAAGCCGGTCTTTTCAGACTGGCTTTCCGCTTTTAAACCATTCCTTCATTTCTTGGTAACTTTATATAATGAAAACTTTACTTTAACTTTGAGTAATGGCAAAAGCATCTAAAGACAAGCAGGCAGCGCCGGCAGATGGATCGGAAGAACCAAAGGAGAAAGCAAATTTTGTTGTTAAGTCAACTTTAATAAAAAAGATGAAATACATAGCATTGGTTGACGACCGTTACCAGGCTGATTTAATAGATGAAGCCCTTACTAAATTGGTAAGTGATTGGGAAAAGAAGAATGGAGTAATACCTGTTAAATGAAGTACATAGAGACAATTAAAGTATGGTATCTAAACCTTGATCTTGTAGAACGTGAGTTTGTTGCACAGCAGGTACTTTACCTTCTCCCGCCTTCAATGCCATCTTCAAAGCCAGAGACAGACTTTTTAGGCGTGTTGAATAAGGAGGAGGGTTTTATGCCTGCTATGGGGTTGGCTTTATCGTTATGGACGATAATCAGCTATTTTATAGCGCAATATGAAAGTGATGAAGACGCGTTTTTAGATGTATATAACCGATCAAAGGGCATGGATTTAGGATTTTTAAAGGAAAAGGTGCTTATAGATTATCCGGATATTTCAGATATAGCATTTGCTTTATTTACTGCAAAACAGAAAACTAAAAATAGTTGGTGCAATTTGATCGAAAACGAATTGAAAATTGAGGATATGATTAACCACAGAAATCTTGACTAACAATAATGTCGGACAGCAACAACCCCTTTTTTTGGAGAGCTTTGCTCAATTCTTTAGCCCAACTATTTTAGTATGTCGTAACTTTAATATGTAACCTATAATAACTGATACAATGGAAGACCACAATAAACAAACAGAGGAAAACGGACGCGGGAGGCCTACTAAATATGATGCAGCATTGGCAGAACAGGCACACGACCTATGCTTGTTAGGCTATACGGACAAAATGCTGGCCAGCTATTTTGAGGTTCACGAAGACACTATATATGAGTGGAAGAAAACGCATCCTCAATTTTCCGAGGCAGTACGGCGGGGTAAATTGGGTACCGATATTGAAGTTGTAAAAAGTTTACATAAACGAGCCGTAGGCTTTACTTATGAAGAAGTAACTTATGAAAAGCTACTATCCAACGTAGACGGGGTTCCAGAGGATGAAAATGATATTAAGTCAGAAGTTTACAAAAAGAAGGTAGCTACGAAAATGGTAGTGCCTGATGTAGGCGCCCAGATGAACTGGTTAAAAAACAGGCAACGGGAACTTTGGCGCGAAAAGGTGGAAATTGAAAGCACCAACACTAATCTGAATAGTGAGCTATTAACGCCGGAACAAATGAAAGCCATAAAACAGGCCTGGGATGATCAGTACTAAACCGCCTGAAATACGTGAGATTGACCTTCTGCGCTATGAATGCATGCGCTCACTCCTATTCTTCACCCGCTACCAATTCAAAAAGAAGCATAATCGGAAGTTTATAGTAGGTGAACACCATAGGATCATTTGTGAGGCATTAGAACGTGTTTTACGAGGCGAAGTAACCCGGTTGATCATAAACATCGCCCCACGGTATGGCAAGACTGAACTGGCCGTAAAGAACTTCATAGCGCACGGCCTGGCACTCAATTCTGCTGCAAAGTTCATTCACCTCACCTATGCTGATAAACTGGCCTTGGACAACTCAGAAGAAGCAAAAGACATTGTGCAGTCCCAAGAGTATCAGGAACTATTCCCGCACGTCAAGATTAAAAAGGACAGTAAGGCAAAGAACAAATGGTACACTACTGCCGGCGGTGGAGTGTACGCGGCGGCAGCAGGCGGACAGGTTACCGGATTTGGTGCCGGTAGCGTTGATAACGAACAAAACGAAGATAACGAAGCCTCTCTGAATGAATTTATAAGCGATATAGACAGCAAGGCTGGGTTCAGCGGCGCTATTATCATTGATGATCCCATAAAGCCGGAAGATGCGACGAGCCCGGTAAAGCGTGAACGGGTAAATAATAGATTTGAAACTACCATCAGGAACCGGGTAAACAGCAGGCGTACACCTATTATAGTGATTGGCCAGCGAGTTGACGTGAAAGACCTAAGCGGCTACCTGCAGGTGGTTGAGCCTGAAGAATGGACAGTTATAAGCCTGCCTTGCATGTTTGTTGGTACAGATGGCGAATTGCAAGCACTTTGGGATTTCAAGCATACAGTAGACGAATTAAAGAAGTTAAGTAATATCAACCCTTTTGTTTTTGAAACCCAATACCAGCAAAACCCGAAACCAAAAGAAGGCTTATTATTTCCGGAGAGTGAACTAAACTTCTACAACCCGGCAACGGTAGATGTTGAAAAACTGGCTGAATATAAGTTCTGCTTTATTGACCCGGCTGATAGCGGCTCGGATTCCCTTTCGGCACCGGTTGCTTACCTGATCGGCAATAA